TTGCTTATGACAACGCGCAAGAAGTCTACGCTGCTCGCTATACGCACGAAACCATCGCTCTGGCGTTCGCGCTGACCGAAGAGGCCGTAGAGGACAACCTCTATGACCGTCTGTCTGCTCGTTACACCCGTTCGCTGGCTCGTTCGATGGCACAGACCAAGCAGATCAAAGCCGCTTCTGTGTTAAACGGCGCTTTCACCACCTCGATCGGTGGCGACGGCAAACCCCTGTGTGCTACGGATCACCCGACCCTGTCCGGTCCGGACCTCAAGAACGAGTTGACCACTTCGGCCGACCTGTCTGAGACCTCCCTGGAGCAGGCTCTGATCGACATCGCTGCGTTCACCGACGAGCGCGGCCTGAAGATCTCGATCCAAGGCTTGAAGCTGATTATCCCCAAGGAACTCCAGTTCACGGCTGATCGCATCATGAAGTCCACTCTGCGTGTTGGTACGGCAGACAACGACATCAATGCCATCAAGAACATGGGCATGATTCCCCAGGGCTACACGGTTAACCACTTCCTGACCGACCCGGACGCATGGTTCATCAAGACCGACGCTCCCAACGGCATGAAGATGTTCCAGCGTGTGGCGATCAAGACTGGTTTTGAAGGCGACTTCGACACCGGCAACGTTCGCTACAAGGCCCGTGAGCGTTACAGCTTCGGATTCTCGGATCCGCGTGGTATCTTCGGTTCACCCGGAGCTTAATGTTGTAAGAAAGGGGGGTTGCAAAACCCCCCTTTTGCTGTATTCTTTAGGGACTAGGATTTATTCAGCCCATACGACTGGCCTAGCAGACGTTATAGAGACTTATGGGCGATGTGCTATAACACGAAAGGCTTATCATGGCTAACACCAATTTTTCTGGCCCAGTCACGGCCGGAACCATCCGATACACCACCGGCACGACGGTAGGTACCGATGTAGCAAACGTAGGTTATGTTTTAATGGCTCAATCCGCTGTGATTGACATTATTGGCGCAAGCGCAAACAACCAAGTTGTTGCTACTGTTCCCGCAAATTCTCAAATCGTTGACGTTATTCTTAACGTCACGGTTGTAAACAACGATACCGGCACTGCCGCTGTTGTGGTTGGAACTTCCGCTGACGCTGACGCTTTTATACCCAGTACCAGCGTTAAGTCGCTAGGAACCACTCGTGGCACCTTGGATACGGAAGCCACTAACGTTGGAACAGTTGACCTGCAAGTTTTGGTTGATTTTGCTGCTCAAAACGGTAATGGTACAACTGGCGCGGCAACGGTAACTGTTCTTTACATCCAGAACAACAACCTCTCCTAATTAGGGGGCTGCAATGAGCGCAAGCAATATAAGCTCGGTCACTAAGACCGGCGACGCACAGGCTATTGCGGGACGTACACGTGTAGCAGGAGTTTATTTCACGTGTACTTCAACGGCGTCTTCATTTTCGTTGAAGAACGGCACTACCTCTGCCGGAACAGCTTTGGTGACAATTAATACCCCTGGCGCGGCCGGGGCGTATGACATCATTGTTCCGGACATGGGATTCTTGTTTGACCAAGGCGTTTTTATCGATGTAGCAGACGCCCAAGTCACAAGTGTCACGCTGTTCTTCTATGGTGGAGCGGCGGTCTAATGGCCAAGGCTAAGGGAATGGGCATCAAGACTTCGGTCAAGTCGGGCAATTTTCGCCCGACAAAGTCCGGAGCCGGGATGACCAAAAAGGGCGTTGCCGCATATCGCAAGGCAAATCCCGGATCTAAACTTCAGACCGCAGTTACTGAGGACAATCCGTCGCCCGCGCGAGCGAAGCGTCGTAAGTCCTTTTGCGCTCGATCTGAAGGACAGATGAAGAAGTTTCCTGAAGCCGCCAAAGACCCGAATAGTCGCATTCGTCAAGCACGTAGACGATGGAAATGCTAAATCATGAGCGTAGAACGGGAACTAGCCACGCATTCTGTTGAAATCCGTCACATTCAAGATGATGTGGACAAGATGATGCAGGATATGGAAGAGATCAAAAAATCTTTGGCAAGTATCAATCAAACTCTGTCAGAAGCGAAAGGCGGCTGGAAAACCCTTATGTGGGTGGCCGGAGCGTCAAGTGCGGTGACAAGTTTTTTTATCGGGTTGTACGCGTTTTTCAACGGAAAGTAAAACCATGCCAGCAAAACCAGGCCTTTATGCAAATATTAACGCTAAACGGAAAAGAATCGCTGCTGGTTCCGGAGAAAAAATGCGTAAACCAGGTAGCAAAGGTGCTCCTACTGCAAAAGCTTTTAAACAATCCGCCAAAACGGCAAAGAAAGGAAAATAATCATGGCATTTGGAATCAAACGGGCAGTTAAAAAAATGACAACCGCCGGTAAAACAATTTCCGGTAGCACTGGAGCTACTCCTGGTCGTACGCGCGGAATGTTGGGCCGCTTGATGGGCACTAACATTGGCGCCGGTATGGCTGGCAAAGCAATGGGAGCTAAAAAAGGCGGCATGATTAAAAAGAAAGCGGCAAGTGACATGGCTGGCCGTGCCCTGAAGCGCAAGACTGCGGATGCAAAAGGCCGCGCAATGAAGAAAGGGAAATAATCATGGCAGGCAAAGGAATGGGCGCAGCAACTCGCGGTGGCGGTTGCGTGGAATCCGGTCCCAAAAACAAAATGGTTTCCAAGACTAGCAAGACTTCGGGTCCCGTGATGATGGCTAACGGTGGTGCTGTGAACCAGCACAAACTGATGGCCATGGGCAAAGGTCCGAAGAAAATGCGTAAAGGCGGAATGTGCTAAATGACAACTTCTGGTACCACAACATTTGATCTTTCGATTGATGAATTAGTCGAAGAAGCATTTGAGAGATGCGGCATGGAGATGACTACCGGTCATCACCTTAAAACTGCTCGTCGTTCTCTTAACCTGATGTTTCTTGACTGGGCCAATCGTGGATTGAATTTGTGGACCATTGAAGAAGTCAGCGCAAACCTTACGGCTGGAACAACCTCGATTAACTTGCCAACCGATACTGTTCAGGTATTGACAGCGATTATTCGAGATTCTTCTCAAAGTCCCGCTGTAGACATTACGATCGATCCGATCACTCGTGCAGAGTATTTGGACGTTCCTGACAAGACTACGCAGGCTCGTCCTGCTCAGTACTATGTCCAGCGCACAAATACGCCTGTCGTATATTTCTATCCGACACCAGACATGACGGGTGTATATCAGTTTCGGTATTACAGAATCCGTCGTATCCAAGATGCCGGTGAATATACGAACACTTCGGATGTGAACTTCCGTTTTCTGCCCTGCTTGGCCGCAGGACTGGCTTATTATTTATCTCTCAAATTCGCTACCGATCGGACCCAGTTGTTAAAGTCCATCTACGAAGAAGAGTGGGCACGAGCCGCCGCAGAGGACAGAGAAACTGCACGGATATCCTTCGTGCCACAGTTGGGGGTATGATGTGGCCTTTGTTACCGGCAAATTCTCTTACGGTCTCTGTGATTACTGCGGACAACGTTATCCCTATAACATCCTTCGCAAAAACTGGCGCGGATTCAAGGTCTGCCCAGAAGACTACGAGCCAAAAGAGCCACAACTTGAACCCCTCAAGTTTAATGGAGATGCCATTGCTCTTTATGAGCCTCGGCCAGATCGTGTGGAGCCGATGGATGTGTATGTTGGTGCCCCAGGGGATTCCGCATTTCAAAGCCTGGGAAGCGCTAATGGCGGAACAAATATGCAACCTTATCCAGAGGCACAAATTGTCGAGGGAGTCGGACAAGTCGGATCACTTGAAATCCAGATCTCTGCTTCCGTCTCCGTCACAGGAGCAAGTGCTTCAACCGCTGTCGGGACAGTGACATGACCTACAACGAACTCGTTACTAATATCCGTAACTACACCGAAGTGGACTCGAACGTGTTCACTAATGCGGTGATTGATACGTTTATTACTATGACGGAGAACAAAATTCTTCGTGATATCGATTTGGATGTCTTCAAACTTGAGGCCACGGCTAATATGACGGCCAACAACAAGTTTTTGACAGCACCCGCCGATATCCTGACGCATCGCTACATGATGATTACCTCGGGTAATGATCAGATCTTTTTGGAGTTTCGCGACACGTCATTCATGAAGGAGTACTGGGCAGATGGCGCCTCTACCGGTGTGCCCAAGTACTATTCTGTATGGGATCAGAATACGTTTTATTTGGCTCCTACGCCGGATAGCAACTACGTGGTAGAACTTGGCTATATCTACCGTCCGGCGCAACTTTCCTCTACCAATAACACCACCTGGATAAGCACGAATGCTCCAGAGGCGTTGTTGTATGGTTGCCTGATTCAAGCCTATAGTTATACCAAGGGTCCAACTGAGATGCTCACGTACTTTACGAACAGCTATCAGCAGGCCATCCAGGGTCTTGGAATCGAGCAGCAAGGTCGCCGTCGCCGTGACGAGTTCCGTGACGGTATGGCAAGAATTAGAGTTAAATCGGAGAGTCCCGGACCATGATCAGTGTTCAATCCCCCGTGCTTCTTGGTGGCGTGAAAGTGGCCACTACCGAAGGAAGAGGTCACAGCGCCGAGGAATTGGCCCAGCGCATGGCCGACAAAATTGTATATGTGGGAGGAAACTCCCATCCAGCAATACGCGACCAAGCGATCGCTTTTAAGGCAGCAGTGAAGGCTGTTTGCTTGTTTTATTTAAAAGAGGCGGTCAACCAAGATCGCGCGACCGTTGCCCACCGCTTGCGGGAGGCCGGTTACCCAGACTTAATTAATCTTTTAGGAGAGTAAAAATGGCTTTCACTGGCAACTTTATGTGCACAAGCTTCAAGCAGCAGATCCTGCAGGGCGTGCACAACTTCACAGCGAGCACCGGAAATAACTTCAAACTGGCTTTGTATGACAACAATGCCTCGTTTACGGCTGCTACTACTGCCTACACGGCAACTGACGAAGTTCCTGCATCTGGATCTTATTCGGCTGGCGGTGGTCTATTGACCAACGTGACACCTACGACGTCTGGTACGACGGCATTTACGGACTTCAACGACCTGTCGTTTACCAGCGCTACGATTACGGCCTACGGCGCGATGATTTATAACGACTCGGCGGCTGGTGATCCTTCTGTATGTATTTTGGACTTTGGCGGCGCGAAAACCTCTACTGTCGGCACCTTTACGATCATTTTCCCAACAGCAGACGCAACTAACGCAATCATAAGAATAGCGTGAAAACGATTTCTTGGATCAATGCTAAAAAACAAGGGCTGCCCATGTATTTTACCGGGCGCCCCTGTAAACGCGGACATATTGCCGAAAGGCGTGTTTCCGGTAGGCATTGTATTATTTGCGCCGATAGTACTGCTCGACGTTGGGCAAAGGAAAATCCAGATCGAGTAAAAGAGATTGTTAAAAAATGGAATGTTGCTAACCAAACAGAAGAGGCAGCACGAGCAAGGGAATGGAGAAAAAATAATCCGGAAACCTATAAAAAAGCTGTCTTAAATTGGAGAAAGAAAAACTCTACTTACTATGGGGCCTACATGGCTTTTGCGTCTAGTAAACGACGTACTGCAAAACTTAAGGCTACTCCTTCTTGGTTGACCGAACAACAACAGGAAGCCATTTTATGTAAGTATCAGGTAGCTGCCATGTACACGGCGGAGGGCTTAGACGTTTGGCACGTGGATCACATTGTTCCAATACAAGGTAAAGACGTATGTGGATTTCATGTTCCTTGGAACTTAAGGGTTATTACTGCTTCTGAAAATATGAGAAAAGGTAATAAATTGAATATGGGTACGAGGGCCTAAATGTGGCAACCTACAGCGGCTGGGGAGAAGGTTATTGGGGCCAAGTTCCTTGGGGCCAAGAGCTCGTTGAAGTTGATTTACAAGGATGGGGCTTTGGTAACTGGGGCAGTCAGGTCTGGGGCGGACAAAACGCGGGTTTGCAAGCGCAAGCCCTCGTGGGTACCGTCACGGTTAATGCTGTCCGAAACGTTACCGTCTCGTTCGACGCGTGGGGAAGTTCTGCCTGGGGCACGGGAAGCTGGAGCTATGGAACACCACTTCCTGCCGCATCCGGCCAAGTCGGCACGGTATCCCTGGCAATTGGATCAAACGTTAGTGTCACCGGTGTACAAGGGACAGGCCAAATTGGCCAAGTTGCGGTTGGCGAAGGTACCGGGGTCCTTGTCACAGGAGTCCAGGCCAATGGCTTCATCGGAGCAACAACCTTCCGGGCAGACGTTGACGTCTATGTCGCTTCGCCAGGATGGGGTTCTGGAGCATATGGCGATGCAGCATGGGGCTACGGCGGGGGCGGATTATCGGCTAACGCATATGTCGGATCCGTCAATGCTGTCCCGGTCACAAACGTCACCGTTACTGGAGTCCAAGCAAATGGCTTCGTTGGCGTTGCAACTGCAACGGGAGCCGCAAATGTCAACGTTACTGGGGTCCAAGCCACTGGCCAAATCGGCACGGCTACGGTCACTGGAGAGGCAAGTGTCACCCTCACGGGCGTATCCGCGCAGGGCTTTATTGGCACATCAACCGTCTCGGCAGGCGCTAATGTCAACGTCACCGGCGTCCAAGGCACTGCCCAGCTCGGCACAGTTATTGTCCGCCAGGACATTAATGTCAGTGTTACGGGCGTTCAAGCGACTGGGGACGTTGGCACGGTCTCTATTTCACTGGCCCAAAACGTCTTTGTTACAGGCGTCCAGGCGGTTGGCCAGATTGGCCAAGCGGCAGCCGGAACCCAAAGTTTCATTTATGTCACGGGCGTTCAGGCCGTTGGCTACGTTGGAAACGTCACGGTTTGGGGCGTGGTTAATGACAACCAGACCGCTAACTGGCAAAATGTCAACGATTCCCAGTCTGGCAATTGGGTGGTCGTTAATGATTCTCAATCCTCAACATGGACTCGAATAGCAGCTTAAAGGACTAATCATGACTATTAATTACACCACCCTCCTTGGCCTTGCCCAGCCGGTAACGGGTACTGAATCGGGCACCTGGGGTACTGTCGTTAACGACGAGATCACGGCCCTGGTGGAACAGGCGGTTGCGGGAGCGGCAAGTATTGACGTTTCTGCCGGTAACGTAACTCTGACAGATACGGACGGCGTATCGAACCAGGCGCGTAATGCAATCCTGCTTGTTACGGGCACTCCCGGAACGAGCCGAAACGTCGTGGCCCCGTCTTCGAGCAAGGTTTATGTCGTCGTCAATGGATCTGACGCACAGATTGTATTCAAGGGTTCTGCAACTACCGGGGTGACCATCCCCACCGGTGCAAAGGCAATCGTATTCTGGAATGGCAGCGACTTCGTAGCGCTGAGTTCATCGATACTGTCCGTGCTTGGTACGGCTTCCGGCGGCGGTGCTGCCCGTTTTTATGAAGATACAGACAATGGCGTAAACTACGTCGGTCTGCAGGCTCCGGACTCCATCGCATCTAATTTCACGTTGAAATTGCCAACGGCCGACGGTACGAGTGGTCAAGCAATTGTAACGGACGGCTCCGGCAACCTTTCTTTTGGTAACGCTGGCATTTCAACTGGAAAATCAATCGCAATGTCGATGATTTTTGGATTCTAATATTTAAGGAGTATTTAAATGGCAAACCCAAATATTGTTAACGTCACGACGATTTATGGTAATTCGTCATCGACGGCACTTTCTACGACCAGCGCTACGTCAATCGTTAGCAATGCTGCTTCCAGTGGCAAGGTGTTCAAGATTAACTCGATCGTTGTGGCCAACGTAGATGGAACATCTGCTGCTGACATTACAATTAACGTGTATAGCCAAGCGGCCCTGGGCGGTACGGCGTATGCAATCGCATCGACCATTTCGGTTCCTGCAGATGCATCGCTGATCGTAACGGACAAGACCACGTCGTTCTACCTGCTTGAGAACCAGTCCATCGGTGCTATCGCTGGTACGGCTAACGACCTCGTTGTCACTGCAAGTTGGGAAGAGATCAACTCGTAAGGGTTAAACCATGAGCATGCGCTACAAAGGCGGAGTGATCTCCGCCACACCGCCTACAACTTCCACGGCTTCTGCAAAAGGCGTGTGGACTCTCATTCAGCAACTGCAAGCGCAGGCTGCAGGTCAATGGCCAATAACAGCCTATCTTGTACAGTATATTGTTATTGCTGGCGGCGGAGGTGGCGGTAATGGGCAAGCATCCGTTTATGACGGATCTGGTGGCGGTGCCGGTGGCTATAGGTCTTCCATTACAGGTGAAATGTCTGGCGGAGGAGCTTCTGCGGAATCCGCATTGTCTTTACTACCTGCAACCTCATATACGGTTACTGTTGGAGCTGGTGGCGGGGCTCAAACTAATGGAAGCAATAGTGTTTTTTCTACAATAACTTCTACTGGTGGTGGTCGAGGAGCCAGTAATACCGCAGCATCTTCTGGTGGATCAGGAG